AGAAAAAGTCGGGCTAATAGATGAAGATTATACCAATGCCTTTGAACATGTAGATCATGATTATAGAATATATAAAGCAGGCTTTTGTACCCCTTACTGGAATTTTCCTGACTTGGCTAATAGCTGCGACTATTTAGATGAAATAGAGTGCTCGGAGAATAGCAGTTCTATTAGACCTAGAGAAGATTGGATGGATAATATTAAAATAGGCGTTAAATTGTTTGAGAAAAAACATGGCTATTCACCTGCATGGCAAAATGCTGTACCCGATACTTCAAGGGAAAAATTAATTAAGCTACTTAAGGAAATAAAGAAAAAATATGAAAATAAGTCTATTAGTACCGAGTCGTGAGAGATTAAATTTAAAGCTCACACTAATAAGTTCAATTATAACTTCTGTAAAAGATATTAATAATGTAGAGCTTGTCTTTGGTGTTGATGAAGATGATCCTACCAGAGAAACAGCCTATAAAATAGCCGATGCAATTCCTTTTGTTCGTATTGTTGATATAAAAAATAACGGCAAGTTTATCGGTATTAATAAAATATGGAATATTTTAGCAGATAATACTAAGGAAGAAATATTTGGTTATATTGGTGATGATATGATTTTTATGACTCCCAATTGGGATGAGATGATTATGAAAGAGTTTACTGAACCAGATTTACCAAAAGATAAGATAAAATTAGTACATTGTTATGATGGTCATAGAATGCGTGATGAAATTTGTGTTAATGCCTTTGTTCATAGAAAATATTATGAAGTTCTTGGATATTTTACTAAGGAAGATTTTTTAATTAATTGGTCTGATCAATGGATGTATCAAACCTTCGCTGCATTTCATAGAGTAAAATGGATTAAGGATATTCATATTCAGCATAATCATTGGATTTATGGCGGTAGAAAGAAAGATAAAACAGCAGATCGCATGCTTAGTGACAATCATGATAAAATAAGTGATAATCTATGGTACTCTCTTGCACCGCAGCGTATTGAAGCTGTTAAAAAACTATCTAAGTATTTGAACATATCTCCTGACTGGTCTAAGGTCGACAGACAAACACAACCATGAAGATCTATACACATTACAGTAAGACGCACGAAGAACTATATAACGACTTTTTCTTAAAGACATTAAGAGATATATATAGTAAAAAAGAATTACCGGTAAGAGCGTTAAATCATGAGCAAACCACAGAAAGCGGTTCATTTATGGAGCCAGGCTGGCTGGAGGCAATGGATTATAAATTATTAGTAATACTTAGAGCTATTGAAGAATGTATGGGTAGTTGGTTTATCTTTGCTGATTGCGATATTCAATTTTTTAATCCGTTTTTAAATGATATAGAAGTATATTTAAAAAGGAATGATTTAGCTTGTCAAGAAGATAGGGGTAGTCTATGCGCAGGCTTCTTCGCATGCAATGCATCAGAAAAAACAAAAATTCTTTTTCAATCTATAAGAGGTAACTTTAGAGGTATGGTGAATGACCAAGCAGCACTAAACAATTTTAGTTATTTAACTACAAATACATTATTAGATGCAAAGAAATACTTTACAATTGGAAATTTCTTTACGAATACAAATAACAATACACACGAGTGGGATGGAGAAGCAATAATATTACCGCCTGAAGAAATTTTAATACACCATGCTAATTATGTTAGAGGTACAGCAGATAAAATAAGGCTTATGAATCTTATTAGAGAAAATTATAGAACTAAAAATTATGCAGTATGATTTTAGTAATTTAAGGATTCCAAATAAAGGTCCGGTGTATCCGCCCTATCACGAAGGCCCATACTTAGAGGAATATTTTTATAATTTTTATTTAAAAAATAAAGATAGATTTGATAAGACCGGCTTTACTTTAATACCTATCTTTTGGACTGCTGTTTACAATCAAAACGTATTCTTTACAGCACAAAGCGATAGTAAACATCTTGTACAGGAATATATTAATGTATTACCGGGGGGTAAATATTTTTGTGTTTCACAGCACGATGACGCAGTTAAAGAAATATTACCAAAAAATACTCTTAGCTTTGAAGCAGGTGGTAATAAAAATGGTATACCCATACCTTTAATTTGTTCACCGATAAAGCGAATACCAGAACATAATAAAGAATATTTTTGCTCTTTTGTGGGCAGCTTTACACATCACATACGAAATGAAATTTTTAATAATTTTAATTCAGATAATGATTTTAAATTTGTTACCAGTCAATGGGAATCTACAGTTTCAAGTGATAAGTTTGATAACTTTGTAACTACTACTAGTAAGTCAGAATTTTCATTATGTCCGCGTGGCTATGGACCTTCAAGCTTCAGACTTTATGAAATACTACAATTAAATTCAATACCAGTTTATATATATGACAAAGCATGGCTACCGTTTGAAAAATATTTAAACTGGAGCGATTTTTGCGTTTTAATAGAGCAAAAAGATATTAAAAATCTTAAAACTATTTTAAAATCTATTTCTTCTGAGAAAAAACAAAGCATTTTAAAGATGGGTAAAGAAGTATACAATAATTTCTTTACATTAGAAAAGACATCGGAACAAATATTAAAGATGCTTGAAGATCATGAATAATATTTTTGCCTCACCTAACCATATATCTGGGCCTTTTCATACGTATGAGGGAGTAAAAATATCTTCTCTTGGTAATAATCTTATGCATTTTTTCTTTATATATAATTTAGCATGTACAAAAAATCTTAATCTATTTTTACCTATAAGTACACACTTAGAAAATCTTTTAGATATAACTCATTTAATAAAACCACTACCAAGCGATGCAGTATGCGTTTTTAAGGAAGAATTTGGTGGTACTATTGATGAATATTTTTTAAAAGATTTAAAAAATGTACATAAGTCAAATAGACTCTTAAAGGAACAAAATTTACCTCTGCCTACAAATTTCTGGGTTGAGGGCTGGTATTGTGCTAATTCTTTAATGCCGTCGCAAGAAAATATTAATAAATTAAAATTTCAAAAAAATATTATAGAAGAATACGAAGCTAATTTTAAATTTTTAGAACAAGAAGATCACATATCTTTACATTATAGAGGTACGGATTTTAAAGCACACCCAGTAGGGTGGGGAGATATGAGATTACCATTTAAATATTACAGAAATTGTCTCAATGAAGCTAAGAAAAAAGGCATTAAAGTAGTAAATGTGTTTTCTGATAAAAAAGACGAAATAGTTGAAAACTTAAAAGAATTTAGAAACGATTTTAAATTTTATTTTATTTCTAATACATGCTATATAGATTGGTATTGTATATTTAAATCAAAAAATTTAATATCTTCTAATTCAACTTTTTGTTGGTCAGCAGGACTTTATAATAAGGACATAGTATTTCAGCCTAAGAAATTTTTGCTTTATAATATCGACAGAAATGTCTTATTCCCAACAGATGTATATTATAATAAAAGTATTGTAATTTAAGATTTATATACTATAATTCAGTTATGATTATTAAAGATATTAAGCTATACGATGGTGAACTACTACATTCTAGATTTGCATATAAGTTTTTTAGACAGAGGACGCTTCCAATTGGCAATATTATTGCATTTCGAGCTCCTATGAAAGTTGAAGCAGCGGGAATGATCGATTCGGAAGATGTGCTTAATAATGACTACATTTATAGTGATGATGCTATTAACTTTCTATGGGAAATTCCTAATTTAGATTCTTTTGGCGCTGTAGCTTATCAGCGTTTGCTTAATACGCAGATTGCACAAATTTTATCTAATAATTATATTAATGCACCTATTGAGGTTGATGGCGATGATCTCATAGTACATAAAGAGCATGCCCAAGGCGGTGTAACACAACCAAAGGGTAAATGTTCAGTTAGTATTACATACGTTAAGAATGGTATAGCGCTTGGACATACGGGTATTAATATTACTGCAGGTAAGAAAGCACCTGCATTCGCTTACTCTACTAATCTAACTGATGAGCAAGCTAATGCTTTTATGGGTGATATTGTTAAGCTATTCTACGAATTGAATGACGATTTGTTTATTGCTACGACAAAAGTTATTTGTTAATGACAATATTTGATTACATATCAAGTATACTCTTTACTAAAAATAAGCTGACTACAGCTACTATTGATACAGAAAACGAGTTCGTTCCATATCTAGTAAACAGATGGATTAGTATGTATTCCCCATCGTGCGCTAAATTATCTAATGAAATTAATCGATATCTAAGTGTTTTAAATAAATCAGAATTGTATTCTTTATGTATGTCTCTATTTGGTCGTGTTCCGAATAAAAAAATAAACTATTTTAAACGACAAAAAGATGAAGAGAAGGATAGTGAAGATTTAATTAAGAAGGTTGCTCTAGCAAGAGAGCTTTCTTCGCGTGAGATTAAAGAGTACTTTAAACTGTTGAATTATAATAATGAATAAATAAATGGTTATATGCCTGTAAACATCGACGTCCTACCTGTCCAAAAAAGTCTTATAGATTTATCCGAACTTCCAAAAAATTCATTCAATTCTGTTTTTATGGGATATAATTTAAAATCCCTACTTGACGATGTATTGTTAGTTAGGTTTATGGATGAAACAGATGATGGTACTTCTATTTTACGTAATGGTATTGTTGTACCAATTAACGTTGAT